TGTAACCAATCACCTGGCGTTGCTGAGTACCGAGAATTTAAAGTAGCGGTTGCACGTTCTACCATTTTACGGTGTCGGATGCTGCGATTAAATTGTGCCTCAGCTAACGTAATAAAATCAGGGATAACATTCGTTAGGTCATCACGGTTAAGCCAATCCGCTATTGTGGATTGTAATTCTGCATACGTTGTCATTGCCATTACGCTCGACCACCTCTGGTACGAAAATATTTATTATCTGGATCATTTAGCCATTTCTTCATGGCAATCGGGTCATCGACAATCCCTTGCTTTTTTAACTCGTAATAAATGGATAAGGGAATACTGGCAATTTTGGACCACTCACCGTATTTAGCGTGTTTATCGACCATGTTCAATTGACGTCGATTACTTTCAATAATCGAGGTCACATCTTGAGTTTGCTCGATGACGATCTTATCGTCGGTATCACGCCCGGTGTTGGCATCTTCATAAATAAAATTTGTCTTAATACCAGTTGCATTATCAACATCTAAGACACGGCGGTTGGTCATACAAACTCCATATATACGAAAATTCAGCTATTATTTTACCATATTGTAACTTAATGGGTGACAAGAAAAACAAAAGATCGAGAGGGTGTTGCCGTGAATGATGGTGCGCCACCCTCTCTCTCTTAATGTAACTAACTACAAACTACGAAGTAGATAAGTCGTAAACTGCGCCGAAGCCCTTTTCGTTATCCACTTGTAGTCCAGCTTCAACCAATGTCATGCTCTTGGAAGCATCACCAGTTTTCGCAAGATCAACTACTTGCATTGGACGTAAAGTCGCAACTGACAAAAGATCAGTATCCAATACATAAGCATCTCTAGCTCTACTGAAACGGTTAGGTACAATGTTAATGCTGCCAAAATCTGACACATAAACATCTGCCGCACCGATGATAGTCGTAGGACCATCACCAGCTTGGTAACGCTGTGCTGCAATACCCGCGAAACCTGAGATTACAGTTTTAACGTGTGGACCAACCATAACCATAGATGGCGAACCACCTTGAGTCCAAGTCGCTTGCATGACAGTTTTAAGCATTGCTTCTGTCATAGCACGTTGCGTACCGTCCGTTCTAGCTGCGCCATTACCAGAACCAGCGCCATTACTACCGGCTGAAACGTTAGTCGAAATCCAGGTGTTTAAACTACCTGTCTCTCTGGCAGCCGAAGTCGAGCCGGCGGCTTTTGCATTATTAACACCACAAAAGTTGAATTCAAGGTCACGCTTGAGCTCGTTACCAGTTTTAGTAATTTGGTAGGCTTTTTCTGATTTTCTTCCAGCCTCGTTAATCACTTCTAAGTTGTCAGCGAGAATGAAATCTTTACGCATGATCTGCGTATAGTTTCCTTCTCTAACTGTTGGTACTACAGCAGTGTATGACGCTAGATTATCACCATCAATCTGTGCGTTTGCCGCTGCTGCTGCAAGGGCATCGGTCTGCCACTCGAAGTACGTATTACGTACTGATTTTTTACCAATATTACTTACAAATGGAGTTTCTTGTGGGCTAATGTTAAAGATAACATTTGCCAATTCCTCACGAATACCAATCGAAGAATATCGAGTAAAAGTGTTTGAAATAATAGACATAACTATTTTCCTTTTACATTAATGATTCAACTAAATTAGTCGCGTCTTGAATGCGACCGCTATTTTTAAACTGTTTTTGAGCAGCTTTTTGTTGGCGAGTTTTTGGCTTAGTGACAGCGGCTTTTGAGCCAGCCCTGATTGTTTTCCCAGCGGGTTTCTTTTGGGCCTTCTTCGTCCTCTTCACACCCTGGTCATAGAGGTACGCTTTCCTAAGTAAGTTGACATGCGTTGCTCGGATTAACGATGACAATTCATCTTCAGATAATCCTTGCTCAACTAAATAAGAGCGTAACTGAGTGCGTTCTTTATCACGCACCTTTTCATCCTTCCATGCCGGTATAGCCTCAACTAACTTTTCTGACTCCGCTGCGATAATGTTGCGAATCTGTGCCTCTTGCTCTTGAGCTTGGGTTTGCGATAGCCGTTGCTGCTCTGCTTGAATAGCTTGCAGCTTTTGGTCTTTCGCCTCTTTATTTTGGCGGTAGATTCTTTCCACTCGCGTCGCTTCTATAGGATCCTTTGCATATAGGTCATCCCAATTCGGCTCCGGATCATTACTCTCAACCGAGAGTTGTTGTTGTAACGCACCTAATAGCTGTGCGTATTGTGCTCTTTCAGTTTTAATTGCCTCTGACTCGGCCTCGAAGGTTTTTTGTTCCTCGGCAAGTTTTTGGCTTTTGCGGGTATACGAGCTTTGACGTGAGTATCCATTTAGGAGTTCGTCCAGACCTACCTCGATCTCTTCACCGTCTACTTTAACGGCATAAGATTGAGGTGCCTCTTCTTCCTCTTCTTCAGTTAATTCATCATCATCCTCATCGATAGATTCTTCCTCGTCGAATTCCTCATCGGGTGATTCTTCAAGCAGTCCCTCTTCTATCTCATCAGTGGTTTCGTCTAGTGACTCTACCTCTGATTCGTTGGTTTGAGATTCCTCTGTTTCTGGTTGCTCATCTGAGCCAGTAATATTAAGTTTCTCAATTAAACTTGTTGCGTCGTGTAGATTAATGGGGCCAGTTATTTCTGGAGTGTCCATAGTTTATTTCCTTTGCTGATGTTTTAAGAATTGAGAGTTGTCAGACATTGCTCTCATACGTTTAAAAAATCGTTCTGCTCCTTTGAGCTCATTCCAGAGTTGCTCACGCTGCTCTGGTTTTTTGGTGTGTAGCCATTCATTGAATACTTCTTCTTGAACAGCACCAGTTAATTCTTGCCAGATGTCATCATCCATAATCTGCTGGGCACGAGAGCCAAGCTGCATGTCGTTATCCATTGACTACGCCCATGTTGTTACGATTGCGGATGACTTCACGATCACGATCACCCAGGGCACGAATTTCAGCGGTATCTACTTGGGCACCATAACGTGCTGCTATTTCTGCTGCTTTCAGGATTTGCTCGGCTTCATCCTTGTCCCGCATCCGGTCATCGTTACGCATCATCTTTTCGCGTTCCAATTCAAGTTCCGCTGCCTTCTTCTGGATATCGGCTTGGATCGATTGCATCTGTACCTGGATCAATTGCTCATTAATATCTGGCTCTGGCGGTTGCTCTGGTGGTGGCTGATATTGTGCCGGGTCTGACCAGTAAGCATTGACGTCCTTCATCCCGGATAATTCGGTCATGCGTGATAAAGTATTGTAATACTGCTGGATATTAACGAGTGGATTATCTGGGCCTAGAGTTTGCAAGATTTGTTCTTGCTTACTGGCGATTTGACCAAGGACCGCTGCTCGCTCCTCTTCCGTGCCTTTGCCTAATGCGGCGGTAACAACAACATCCATATTGGCGTTCCAAACTCTAGGGTCCATCGGGACAAATTCATTACGGAGGCGAATCATGCGTTCACGATCTTGGTATTGAGTGACGAGCCGTAACACGCCACGATATAAATCTTTCATGCCAGTCTCGGCAAACATCCGGGCAATCAATTCAATGCGTTGATGTGCTGCCTGAATAGTCTGATTAACTGCTTGTTTGGTCGAGCTTTGTAATGCACCAGGGTCTAAACCTTCGGCTGCTTTAGATACACCAGTACGGTTTTCACGTATCTGGTCATAGTAATCTAGCATCGGGAAACAGTCTTTACCGACAAAGGGCATGGTAAATGGCACGACCGCACCAGGTTGACGCATCCGAATAATGCCACCGACTTCGGTGTTTAATACATCATCAAGTGAGGCTTGGCCTTCCACTACTCCAACCCTGGGGTGGGTTGCTAAGGCTAAGGAATCCAAGGATGAACGTAACACACTGGATTTAATCTTTTGGACGTCCATGACAACATCTGCCACACTCAAACCGAAGAAGGTATGTGGCTCTGGGTCAGGTTGGAAACAACATAACGGTATGTATTCACATGGCTCGTTACGATAAATCTTATACGAATCGCCAATGGTGCAGACTCTTCTGAGTTCTGCAACATTGTCGCCATCGACATCAGCATAAAAATACGATTCAACGTATAACGCACGACGCATAGTCGGATCATCGTGGTCGCTAGATGTTTGTTGCAGCAAAGGATTTCTGGTAGTTGCTTCAACATTAAACTCAAAAGTATCTTCGGCCGTAGCGTATTGCTCTATTTCATCATAGTCATAGCCCATTTCAACCAGTTCACTAAGAGTCAAATAACGCCGATGGGCAATTAAATCAGCATCGTTTAAAGAACGAGCATTTCTGGATACTAGGATTTCTTCTGGTGGTACGGCCTCAATCTTAACTCTGCCTTTAGGTGTGCGGCGAGTTACTTTAACATTGTGTATATTGACTGGTGTATTGGTTTCAGGATCGATGTTAGCAGACGATTGCATAGTCTCTAACATAATAATCTCTACTTCTGCGTCAGAATTTAAAACATTAAGAGCATTGTCATCTAAATTATTTAAGGTATACGTATGCACATCTTCCGCATCATCCCAATAGTATTTTAAGAAGCCACATTTCTTAACTAGGGCATCTTTAAACACGGCATATAACGTATTGAAGAAATCAGCATTGTCGGTCATGCACACATAATTAATATAGTCATTGGCTTGTTTAGCAGTCTCTACGTCGCTTTGTTCCATTGGAGCAAACTCAACGACTTTCTCACCACCATAGAAGATCCGCATTAACGATGGCAGCATCGTCTGCACTGTATCTCT